GTGCGTTCGTCACGAGGTTTTTCCATGACCGCCAGAACAAGACCGAGATCGCCCTTTACAAGGGCGGTTACACCCACTCGGACGAATTCCCACACTTCGGAGCTTGCTCCGGAAGTGGTCACGACGACGAGAGCATCGGCGGGACTTGCGAAGCGATGAAACGCTTAGCTGCTCCCACCGGCATCTTGACGTCGCTTGACGCTAAAGGTTGGGACTTTTCGGTGCGGCGCACCGACTTCGTCGCAGATGGGTGGCGACGGGCTGATCTCGCTGCCATAGCTGGTGCTCCAGCGCTGTACTGTTACGGCATAATGAATATGGCGTTGTCCCTGTCCGCACACGTCGTGCGCATAGGCCGATGCCTCATCGCTATCGCCATTTTCGGTATCATGGGTAGCGGGATCGTGAGCACGACGGCTTCGAATTGCTTCATGCGAGGCCTGAAGCACTCTGAGGGATTCTGGCCCACCACTGGCCAGGTCTCAGATTCCCTTAACAACGGCGATGATAATATTGGCAATATGTCGATAGACGCCGGGGTGAGGAAAATCTGGGATGACATTGGCATGGTCTTCGACGAGTCCGAGGACATGCGTGCCTACAATCTCGAACAGCGCGTCTCTTTCACGTCCCACCTTTACGACATTGTGGCTGGCACGGCAGAGTACGACAACCAAGCTAAGCTTCTGCTGCGGTTGTCATGCTGCGTCGCGACCAACCGGCCACTCACGCAAGAGCAGGTGGCTGGCGTCATGATCTGTCTGCGGAACACTCCGCAAACGCTCGCTAAGGTTCAGGAGTTCGTTCGGGTTAATTTTCCCGAGTGGAACCGGGTCGCTTGGGAAAGCGTCCGCCCTGACACCTCTCTGCTATGAGCGCCCGCGGCTCGCCCGCGAAGCACGGCCCAGCCGTGGATGTACATATGATTCCACTCGCACGTGTAGAATTCCCACCCCAGTGTCACGGCTGCAATAGCCAGGCTGGGAGTAGTAAGTAGTAGCAACTGGCAAATGCCGTTGATTCAGTACCGCGCAACGCGGTGGCGGCTTCCCGCAGCTGGATTTTGTTGCACATAACAAATTATATTTCTTACATACAGTACGTATTAAGCATCGCCAACACGGCGTACCTCACATATTTAGCTCAAGCACTCGAGCTGTCTCGCTCTCTTTATGCCAGCTGGTCGGCGCCTAAACGGTGCCGCACCGCGGCGCGCGCCTGGAGGAAACCAAGGCGGCCTCGACATCAAAGCACTGGTCTCGAAAGCCGTAGCCAATCTCATCGGCTCCTCGGGTGGCGGGCGCCGCCCCCCAGCGAAGACTCAACAAGCTCGCACGCGTCGACGTCCCAATCCGACCGCGCTCAATGCCCGCCTGCGGTCCATCCCCCGCCATGTCGCCCCTCGGGAGACAAGGTTTGCGGGGGGAGCCCTGCGGACGGGGACATTCGCAGCGCGAGGTCACGGATATTACGACGCATTTGCAAGCAAAGCCGAGCAGACCTCCCTGGCATCCTCGGTGGGACCATGCACCCCCATTGAAGGTTTCGCCAGGTTTGTTCTCGCAGGGCAAGCCGGCGTCGTTAACAAGAACTACGCCCTCTACCCCTACCCGTCTTCTGCCGGCACTCTCACCACTACGCCCATCACCACGAACGTGTCCTTTCTGATTTTCAACCCAGGAGCTTCCGATGATGTCATCGCTCGCTTCTACACGTTGATCGACAACCCTGCTGACGGCGGTGCCTCGTGCATCGTCAACATGCAGGAGTATGGAGCGACAGCCTTTGAGGGCCTCGCGGACAATCCGGCAACGAACCGTCTGACCGACGCCCAGCATCTGAGCGATCAGGTCCTGGCCACCATGGCGGACGACAACACGTTGCAGTCACACTCTACGGGTCGTGTTGAGAGCATCCCGCTCCGGGGCTCTCTGCGTATGCGCAACATCACAGAATCTCTCGCCGTCGGCGGAGAAGTCAGGGTGATGCGCTACAACGGCGGCCTTCGCACTATCAACGAC